AGGTTACCGCTGTAGTCGAATATGATATTATGACCTACTTTTGCGTTAAAATCATTTTTCTGATAAATAATCGCATCGTGGTTATTACCAGTTAAGCCTCTCCAGAAACTTTCTGAGGCTTTTTGTATCATACCCTCGACCATCCAGCCTTTACGCTCAAGAGCGTTGCCGTATCGAAGGATACCTGTGCTTTGTTTTGCCATTTTATTTCCTTTTAGAACGTTATAGTTTTCTCATTATCCAAAATATTGGACACCTCTGCTTTAGCAGGAGCATTGCTCGAACCTCTAACACCGCTAATATCAGTGCCGTTTGCTTGAGGCACCTCTCTAGCTAATGTTTTCTCCGAAGCCGTAAGGAATTTCTTAGTTAAACCTAGGAACTCCTCGAAAGAAATTTCTCCCTTTGCTAGCCTTTTCATATACAAAGGAGGAATTTGGTCTGCGATTTCGTCCTTTGTAAGATTAAGTTCAGGATTAGCGGTAATAAATTCCCTTAGCTGCTCAGCTAATCTCTCCCTCTCAAACTCTTCTGCACTAAGGCTTTTAATACGCTCTAGCTCCTTAACTATACCGTCCTCAAACTGCTTCTTGGCAGCTACCTCGTAGGCATCTATTTTAGTTCGCCATTGGTCTGGGTCAGTTAGTTTTAGAGTATCTAGCTCGTCCTGTTGCTCAGGAGTGAGCTTTATTTGAGCCGCAACCTTATCACGCAAAAACGTAGCTTGAGCTTCCACAGCTTTCAACTGCTGTTGGCTCTTGGTGAAGCCTGCGACAGTGCCGCGTCTCCTTTTTTCTGCCTCAATCAACTTACCCTTGTAGTATTCTACCGCGTCAGCGTCTTTTGGCATATTCTCCTCAATATTCTTAAGGAAATTAGAGACGTCATAGTCCTTATCGCCTGTGCTGGTAGCAGTATCTAGTGTTTCAGGAGTTTTAACGTCCTGTTCTGGATTACCATTTTCACCCATTTTTATAGCCCTTTCTCTAGTATTTTGTAGTCAGTATATCATATTATAGCTTAAACTGAGCTTAAAGCCCTGAATACTCATCATCTTGGTAATAATCATCAGGGTAGCCCATCTCGTCATCAGATATTAGCTCTTTTTTATTATAATTTGCCGCTATGGCTGTATAACGCAAGCTATCTGTATAGTTTGAAGTCCAATCGTGTTCAGGCGTTCGTAGTGAAACACCTAATCTAGTGTCATATTTCCAGTGGTATTGCTGTATAGCTAGGAGCAACGTTTCACAACTATCATCTATTAGTGCAACGTTCAGAAAATCCCTTGTAGCACTTATGCCATCATCTATGCTTATACGCTTCAGAACCCTAGCAGGCACTCCAAGCTCCAGAAACTTCTCTAACCTAGTTTTACCAGTGCTAAATTCCCTTACCATCGCATCGTGTGGTAGAGCTACATCTTGTATGTCATACCCTTTATCCCTCTTAAGTGCCCACATAACCTCAACATAATGCTCTAAGTTTTCACCACTGGCAGCGTAACAATCTATAACCCTCGGGACACCATCCACAACCTGTGAGAAAATTAGCACAGTTTCGTCATTAACACCTATATCGTAGGTAACTAGGACTGGTAGCCCGTGATAGTGTAGGTTAGGTAGCACTCTCTTGGACGAATAAAGTGCGTCATATTCTTTCTTGTAGATAGAACCCTCAAGCGACTGCTCGAACGCCTCTTCTGGTGTTGTAGGATACTCCTGCTTTATCTCGTAACCTAGCTCTTCATACTTAGACGCATACCACCACTTTTGGGTGTTAGTTAGTGTTATGCCATACTCCTGCTCAACCTTAGTAAAATACTCCCGCATCGCCTCATTTATATCCACTCTTGAACTAAGGTTACAGTCCGGGTCCTCTACCCAACTAAGAAACACAGCCTGAAACTCCAGCTGGTTGAGGTCACGTGAGAGCTTAGCTTTATTATACGCTTTAAGCCACATCTCGTAGAATAACCCGTTGCGACCCTCTGCGGTGCTTTCGATAGTTATCTTATTATCCTTACCTACAGCCTGAAACGCACCAGTCTTTAGCTCTTTCGCCTTGTCTGGATATTTCTTAGCTATCTTACCTAGCTCGGACACGTGTAATCCCTGGAGTGTATCGCCACGGAAGTTACCTATCTTTAGTATTGAGCCGTTCGAGAACATCATACGCTTCGAGTTGTTCGCCACCAACTTAAGGTTGAGCAGGGTCTTTACGTCAGGGTCTAAATCCTCCCACATCAATAGTGCCCTATCGGACAGCTTCTCAGCTTCGTCCTGACCATAACTCTGGATACCAGCCTGAAATCCTGGCTTGAACAGGCAGTCATCTAGGTAATATGCCAGAAATAGCGTCGATATACCCTGCTGTCTGCTCTTGAGGATTATTTTGCGGTTGTGTTTAAACTGCGTAAGAACCTTGTTCTGGCTGTGATTTAGTGTTAATATCCTCTTAACACCGTTCTTATCCCTGATGGTATAGAGGTTATTCATTCTCCACAACTTAGACCCAAGCTTACTATCCATAAACTCTTGTTGCTCCTGGGTGAGCGTAGTCTGTGCCGCTGAATATTGTTCTGTAAGCTCCCTCGACTTCAGCTCGTCTATCTTATCCTCAGCAATCATCACGGAACCTATCCACCAAGTTCTGTATAGCTATGTTTATCACTGGAGTATTATCCTTAGGCCTTAAGTCCTTGTAAGTCGCCTCTATCGCTGTTACCGAACTAATAAGGTCCTTAAGCTCCTTAGTATCTCCAACCATCGACATCATATCTAAGGCATAATCAACCGCTTTCTCCTTGAACGAACTAATTTTCTCTAGTATGCGGGTTACGCTCTCGTCCTGCTCTGCTTCGTTGAGGTCTTGTGATGCTGGTTGAGCTATAGTTACTACCGCAGGAGCTAGTGTTTTATTAGGTTCTATTGATGCAGGTGATTTGTTAAGAGCTGGTAGGATTGTAACTCGTGGCTTGCTCAACCACTCAGGCTCTCCCAACTGCTCCTTAGTAATTTTATACTTATCTAATATTGTGCTTATCTCAGCCCCTGCTTCATACTCTAACTTCATAAGGTTTAAGAGTGCAACTGGGACTGGCTTCGGTGCTTTAGCCACGGATACTCCTTTATGGTTTTTCTGTAAGTATAGCTAAGTTTAACTTAAGCTTTGCTTACGTAGCTAATGATAGCTAGAGTTGCTGGCCGTAGTTGATATTCTATTAAGTTTAATTAAAATTGTGTTGTAATTAAAGTTAATTGAATAATAATTTAATGAAAATTTTTTATTATTTTACGGTATGGATTAGATGAGGTTAGATTTGGAGTGGTGCTTTGTTAGATTGTGAGTATATCTGTTAAATTAAATTTAATTGAATAATAATTTGAAAAATCTGTTGTAGATATCGGAGTATATGTCTGTTAAATTAAATTTAATTGAATATTAATTTGAAAAATTGGTTGCGTATCGGAGGGCGTTCTGTCGTCTTCAACTCTACTCCGGCTTTGTCGCACCCACCTCCCAAACTTAAGGCCAGCTTAAAATAATTCCAAAATATTACAACTTAATTCTTTAGAAGTTTCACGAGAAACATTATCGCAACTTCAACATTATTAAACTTAATTTACTATCTTGCTAAAATATAATCTGCCAAATCGCATTTTTCGTTTAAGCATTTCTTAAGCAAAATTATGCTATTCGCGTAACATATTATATAAGCAATTTTCTATCGCAAAACATTTTTAACAAACATTATTTAATTAAGTTTAATTTAAGAGATTATATGTTATAATCTCTTTACATTTCAAAAGAAAGTGAGAAAAGAAAATGCAAAACGATAGATTTTCAGAGTTTGAGCAAACTTTAAATGCTATAAAATATAAAGTTGCTTTTGAAAAGCTAGAATTAATTAAAACTCTTAATGAATTAAGTAATGTTTTTGAATACGACTTAATTCACGCAAGCGATTTTTTAGATGAATATAATAAATTACTTGAAGCGTCAAAATATAATCATCAATTTAAAGATTTTCTATATCTTGAAAATTATTTATATAGTAATGTTTCAACGATGAAGTTAGCATTAAAAGCTAAACGATTAAGAATTGAGTTTAATTTTAGAAAAATACAAATTGAGCTTAATAAGCTAGAGATTTTTTATATTAATCAAAGTGCAAATTTTGATGAAATAAAAAATATTGACGAAAAAAGCGTAATTGAGTTTATAAACTCTTTAGCGATATATGAAAATAAAATAATTGAAACGTTACGACTTGATAGAGAATTAGACGATAATTATCTAGTTACAGAATTAATCTAATTTAACTAACAAAGAGCAATTTAATTTAATTGCTCTTGATTAGCTAAATTATTCTAATGTAATTTTAATCGAGCTAGAGTTCTTTTCAGTTTTGTTTAAGCAAACTTATGTTATAATAAAAGCTTTTCAATATATAAATTAAGTTGATAGCGATTATCAACTTGACAAATATCAAGAAATTATGCTATAATATAAGATTTTGCAATTTAACATAATTAGATTAAATTGAATTAAGTTTAATTTAAGTAAGATTATGTTATAATGTTTCTATTAAAGCGAAGTTTAGCTTTAATAAGAATATATCAAATTGAGTTAAGTTTAATTTAAACTAACTTATGATATAATCTTATTAAAGTTAAAGATTATGCTAGCTAATCAATAACTAAAATAAAATAAGAAAGTGAGAAACAAAAATGTTAAGTAAAGTTGAATTAATCGAGAAGTTAAATAATATAGTTGATAATGCTAAATTATCTAAAAGTGCAAAATCTGAGTTTGACGAGCTTTTAAAAGAGTTATCAACTCGTAAAAGTCGAGAAGTTAAACATCAAGACTATTTTGATGAAAAAGAAAATTGCGTTATGCGTTTTTGTAAATATCATAATCGTTACGAGCGTGACGATGAAATGATAGCGAAAAAGTCTTATTGTCGAGTTGCTTCGTTTATTAGCAATCAACGCAGAAACGAAGTTAAAAAGCTAGAAAACGAACTTTTAAGCTTAATTGAAACAAATGCAGAAACTGAGAAAATAAGCGAGCTTGCAAACATAATCAAAGAGAAAAAAGCAAATATGCATAATTCTGAAACTTACGATTATGAAAAAGATAAAATTTATTATCAAGAAAATTGCAAGCAAAGACAAAGCAAGTCAGACGATAAAGAATAAATCAAAATTGAGCGTGTTATCTTTGCGATAGCACGCTTTTAAAACTTCAAACGATAAATCATATTACTTCAAATCAAAATCTCTTAAATCAAACGCTAGCTATCTTAAAAACGATTGTTAATATTTAGTAAATATTTTAAACAAATATTAAATGATAACAATTATTAAAATTAAACTCAATTAACATTTTATGCAATGAAACTAAATTAAATAATCTATCATCTAGCTATAAAAATCATTTAATGATAATTTACATCTAGCGTTAATTTAAATGCAATTAAACTAATCTATCATCTAGCGTTAAAAATCAACTAACGCTAAAAATCATCTAGCGTTAATTTAAATGCAATTTAATAGCGTGCTAATAGTATTATATTGCTAAAGCGTTAAAATGCTTTAAAACGTGCCTAGATGCTTTTAAACTATCATTGTAATTTAATTGCATTTAATTTTATAATCTATAATCTAAGCTTGAGAAACTTATTTGATAACGATTATCAATTAAGCTAATTTTAAGCTAAAAGTTACAAAATAGTAATAAATCAAAAAAATCGAGTTGCTCGAGCTAGTTGATTTATGCACTAACTATTGATATTACGCTGATAAATCAATTAAATCAATTAAATCAAAATAGAGTTATACTAAAAAAAAATGAAAATATAAGCGAATAAAAAAAAAGTTGATTTTTTGATTTTTTTTGATTTTTTGATTTATTTTCTGAATTTAATCTTAAACTTGATTTATTGATTTGTAACGATTTTACACACAATTATCAACTAATACGCTCAATGATAACATTTAATTGACTTTTAAGCTATTATCATTTTCTATCGCTTTATGATATATAAAAATGATTATCAATTATCAAAATTTTTCGCTATCATTATTTGATAATCGTTATCAAAATGCCAGCCATATACACATACACACTATTAAAAATCCACATAATATAAGCACAATATACAGACCTCTAGGGAGTTCTCGCGCGGGCGCCTTGAGCAAAATCCAACAACACTCCAGAAAATCTCAACCAGCCACAGCAAACTAGCGCGGTCCAGAAATCTCAGCTTCATTTAGTTTAGCCTGAAATCAATCCCAGCAATCAATTAGTTCAAATGCCACACTGCCATTTAGCTTCAGAAAATAAAGAAAATAAAGAAAATTAATCTAATTTTAAGAATAAATAAGATATAATAACGATAAATAAGAATAGAAAGCGAGTATTATAATATGATTATGACCTATCACGCCTTACGTTCGGCGTTCCCTGCAGTTACACTAGCTAATAGTTTTTATATCCAGCAAAGCAAAGTTAAAATACGGGCAATTAATACAAGACCACAAAATGCATCTGTGCCTGCCTTATATCCAGCCGGCATTCAAACCTATGAACACGCATTGCAAAATTATACTAACGTATCTAATAAAATAATGGACACAATTAATAGCGTATATAAGAAAAATTATAAAATGGATATATTCTTAGAGCCTCAAGACTTTTTCATAGTTCATCAAGATAAAGAAGTTTTTGACTTGCTAGCCCAGGACGTGCAGGAGTTTATAGCCGCGTTCGTAAGCCAGATAGGGACCCAACTTCCTCCAGTGCCTGACCCTGAAGCTTATTACAAAGGCTAGTAATGGCTACTACTAACACAGAATTGGCTATAATGCCAAACTATACAGATATATTCTTTACCGTGCCGCTTACAGCTCAGACCTTAGAGCGTAAGCCTGATGGTAAAAAGACAGACCCAGGGTTTCCACAAAAAGGGTGGCTACAATATACCACAACTAAAAACACACAAAACACGCCCTTACTCTGTGCGATAGCGAGGCACGACTTTATTGGCATAGATGTGGATAATACAGACCTGTTCGAGCAACTTCTCACTGCGGATAACTACTCAGCAGACTACATAGCTAAGTCAGACTTGAAGGGTGGGCATATTCTCTACGCATATAACGAGGAGGACGCACAAGAATTAACCCAGATACGTAAATGGGCTAAGCGGGCACATATAGATATACAGCTAGATAACTCGCTAATATACCTAGCCACACCAGCGAACCACACTAAAACTCTGCTCACTCCGCCACTAACCCAGCTCCCGCAGAAACGCATACCGCTGGCTGTTAAAGCTCTCGTGTATATGGCGGCGGCTAAAGCACAACTATTAGCTCAGAACGAAACCACAACGCTAACCACGGCAGGAGATTACAACCCTGACCTGCTCGCAAACAGCACTTTAGGTTATATTCTTAACATCAACAATCTCAAAAGCCTGCCAGAAAAAGAGTTAGCTCAAGCTATAGATAAGATAATACCTAAGAAGCTGGAGTATAGGCACCCACGTGATGTCCCTAACGGAGAGGGCACAGCGTGGATGACGTCCATACGGTTTAAACTAGCTCAGGACCCGTCCGTCTCTAAAGAGCAGTTTCAGGACTTTATGCTCCTGCTTAACTCATTGTGGCAAAGCCCGATGCCTGAAGAGCGTGTTATACACGACTGTAACTATGATATAAATAAACGCTTGAACCCGCTCACTAACAGACCACTGTGGCAGTATAATCCAGACTGGGCGAAAGAGGGTTTTATCTACGAGAACGAGTATAGCGACGTTATAGAAATACTCTTTGACCCTGTTAAACAGCTGTATATCCACCACAATAGGCAGACTGGAGAATACCACACTTATGACAAGACCTCTTCTGTCATAAACACTGTCCTAACTGAAAGCAAGCTTCGCCTAAAGGTAACTACAGAGAAGCTCCTTAAGAAAGTTCGGGTAATAACCATAGTTCATACGCCTGAATATCCAACAGGGCTGATACC